ATGAAAGAAATTGGCGAAGAAAAAATCGGTGAGCAGAATGGCGACCATGAAGTCGAGAGTGAGGAAAAACGCCGCGGAAAAAAGATAGAAGTTGATGAAGACCGTCTGCCTTCCCGGGCGATGGCCATCCACGAACATATTCGCCAGGACGGGGAAAAAGAACTGGAGCGGGATGCCATGGCCCTGCTGTGGTCAGCCATTGCCGCAGGTTTATCGATGGGCGCATCGCTGCTGGCGAAGGGGATTTTTCATGTTCATCTGGCGGATGTGCCCGGCGGATTTTTACTGGAAAACCTCGGGTACACGTTCGGCTTTGTTATCGTCATTATGGCCCGCCAGCAACTGTTTACGGAGAACACCGTCACGGCCGTGCTTCCGGTGATGCATAGCCCTACGTCCGGGAATGCCGTCCTGCTGTTGCGCTTGTGGAGCGTGGTGTTACTCGGAAATCTTATCGGCACGGGTGTTGCGGCCTGGGCCTTTGAGTACATGCCAATATTTGATGAAGCCACCCGAGACGCATTTGTGAAAATCGGTATGGATGTAATGAAAAACACCCCTGCTGAGATGTTTGCGAATGCGATTATCTCCGGCTGGATTATCGCCACGATGGTCTGGATGTTTCCCTCTGCGGGCAGTGCGAAAATTGTGGTGATTATCCTGATGACCTGGCTTATCGCGCTGGCAGACACCACGCACATTGTGGTGGGCAGCGTCGAAATTCTGTATCTGGTCTTTAGCGGCACGCTGCACTGGAGCGATTTTTTATGGCCTTTTGCGCTTCCGACGCTGGCAGGCAATATCTGCGGCGGGACGTTTATTTTTGCCCTGCTGAGCCACGCGCAAATCCGCAATGACATGTCCAACAAACGCAAAGCCGAACTTAAGGCTCGGGAAGATAATGAAAAATCGGCAAAAAAAATGGACTGAATGGCGACTCTTTGAGCAGTCAGGCGGCGATGAGCTTAACGCAAAGTGTAAATAAGGCTATACTCGTGCCGCTTCGTCCCCTTAGTTAAATGGATATAAATTACAATAAACTCAAATTACTGTTTTTAAAGGATTTATATTCATTTAAACCATTTAATTTGTACCCATAAATGTACACAGAATTAACCATATCCTTGATGAGCGGTGTTACATTTATTTTTGGGAATACTATTTATACCAAGCCACAGTTAAATAACAGGTAAGCGATCATTGCTCACCATGTTCAGTGTGTGCGTCAGAACGCCGTGCACTGTCACATCATCCAGCGCATCACCTTCTATAGCTTCACCCTCTTCCGTAATCAGCGCCTGGCCATACAGTTTCACAAACTGATTTCTGCCATCCACGGTTACCAACAGCGTATCGCCGTTGCCCGCTCTTAAGGCTACGTTAATAACGGCCCACCCGCATGATGTTTCGATCACCCGGCAGTTTCCGTCGATGTCACACAGAGAATCGATTGTCAGCCGTTGTTCAACATAGTCAGTAGCTGGCGAAACAAACCCCATCAGAATACCCTCCCCATGTTACGTAAGATCCAGTAGCGGTTTTCGCTGTCGTCAGTTGTCTTATCAGCGAAGTCTGGCTGATAACGCTCAATCCACTGGTTTGCATCAGCTTGGGTAAAGTGCCAGTTCTTCTCTCGCAACTTATCGATGAAGGCGTTCGTGCTGAGATAGCGATAGCCCTTTGGGTTTAGCTCTACGGCTTCAACAAATGCAGCCTGTATCTCATACTGTCTTGGCATAACCAGACTCTCACAACTGTACATGCATACAGTATAATTGTAAGAGATAAGAGATCAAGTACGTCGACCTTGCTCAATGTTGATGCTAAAATTTTAAATCACGAAAATAACCTGGTCATAGATATGCTTAAAAATTTTCTCTTCCCAAGCGATGAGCTTAAAATGGCAAGGCGCATTGCTGACGCATACATCGAGCGCTCTGGGTTAGATCCGGCTGGTATTGAAGACATGGAAGATGGAGGTGACTGGCTTGGAATGGGTGACAGAATTAAGATTGCAGAAGTTAGAGATTTTAACAGGGATACTGGCAACTTTTTGCTGAAGTTTGTCACAACCGATGTTGATAATAAGGCTGCTATTAAATCAGCAATCATGAAAATTGAAATCATCAATGACGCGTACCAAATATCGTGCGGAGATAGCTTTGTCCGTGTAGTTAACTGTGATGACCCGTCTGTTTTATACCCCGCTATAGATTTAGCAATTAATAACTCTACATCAGTTAAATAAATAGCCGTCCATGGCTTTATATTTAATTGTGGCATTACTTTTATTGAAAACGTGCTGAGACACATTATCTTTTTGCTTTAAACAACCTCGGCACGTTTAAGCTGAATAGCCTCTAACAAAGTTCACAATAGTTGTTAAATATGGTGTTACGTCGAACGAATGCCCGCCTGTAATCCCATCTACTTTGGATATTTTACGTGTGGATATTCCTGCTAACTTCATCATTACATCTCTGTTTTCTGTCGGCAATACTACAGTGTCATCACTGGCAGTTAGCCACAACTGCGGGATGCCGAAAAAATCATCTGGCCTTTTAAGAACCGGGTCAAAACCTGCGGTTTTGGTGTCATAATCGCTACCATCACTCGCGATGTTATAGGCCTCTTTAATATCTGCTGTTAATACTGAACTATTGTAGCAAGACTTTAGGTTTGCCGTAGGAGACGTTCCTACAAAGCAACATGGAACGCCAATACTTTCACTTATAAGTGAATTGAAAAATTCAATCCCACCCATCGAATTTACGAAAGCACTAAATGCACTGACATTATAATTTAACAAGAGATAGCGATAAGCCGAATAATACGCAGCCTGTGCCAGTGTGTTCCCCCAGGTATTATAATCCCCGCTAACCGCTGCACTAATAACAATAAATCCAGACGCAACGAAGGCTTTGCTTATCTTGTCATAGTTAGCATTCGTTGCCCATGATCGTTCGTTTGTGCCATTGCCATGGAATAGCATTACAGCCGGTCTAGGTTTACGGCTGTCATAACCAATAGGTGTAACAATACGGAAATCATTTGTGCCATCACCTGTCCAGACAATCGACGGGTAGTTACCCTCGAAGTTACTCTTGATGGTGGCATTGGAACCTACGCCATAGCAAAGAGACTGTAAGCTGGAGCCAGTTAACTGGCGCGCATCCGAGTTGAAGATGACAAAGTTATTACATGATTTAGATGCACGAGTAACGCGTCCGACATACTCATATCCCAGTGCCTCACCGGTGTGGTGTGCAGCAAAGGAAATGAAGTTATCATCAGCAACAATTGTTACTTCATACAAGCCTGCAATAGGCACCGTGGCATTAGGAATGCTGGTAACTGAACCGTTAACCAAGAGCTTGACAGAGTTATAGCTAAAGTAAATGCCAGCACCATTGGACAGGCCGGAAGATGGAGCCGCGCCAGGAGCATCACTACTAATACCAATGAACGTGCCACCACTATAAGTGCTTACACCATCGTTAACATAGTTAACCAGGCAGCGAAGACGGAACTTACCAGTAGTACCTGCATTAAGTGCGCGGGACATACCAGACAGACCGGCAGCACCATTACCATATACTTTATTGGCAGACACCTGCATTACAGTAGTTGTTGATCCTGTCCAGCCAGATAAGTTTGTGAAATTATCCTCATAGATAACTTGATCTGCCCAACGTGCGTATTCTCTGGAACCACCCTGGCTAAGTAGTGCAAGGTGTCGCATAAGCATTCCAATTTTATGATACTTTAATCCGAACGCGTCGGTATCAGCCCATAATGTTTGTCCGTTAACAATATACGAACTCCCTGCAAGTTGGTTGCTAGCTGGAGGGAGATTATCTACGGAAGTAGTGGAGGCTACTACCTTGCTTAAATTAGCACCAACTGTACCAGGGTTATATGAAATGGCATCATCAAAACCAATGATCCCTGCCCCAGACTGAGCAGCAAGTGCAGAGCGAAGCGCAGCGTCACCAATCCCAACCCATGCATTTACACCAATACCACCAGCTGTAGACGGCGTTGAACCTGAAGGTACCACTTTTGGAAATGCTCCACCCCAGCGGTAATATTCCCCAGTGGATGTATCACGCAATGCCTGATTAGGAAGTGTTAAAGTTGCGCCTGCCTGGAAAGAATCAACAAGAATCCATCCGTAATTAGCTATCGCGTTTTGGTTCATCACCTCAATGCCACGCCATGTCAGGCGTGATTTACCGAAACGGTCAGCCCATTGCTCATTAGCCTGGTCATTTACCAGGTGATCAAGGTTTTGCGAGTTATCATACAGGTCGCGAGGATCAGTTGAACCGAGTGGATTGTTCGTGTTGTAAGTGGTCATGCAAACTCCAGACGTAAAAAAACCCGCCGAAGCGGGTTGAATTGTTTAGGCGACATCACCGGGGTAAGTCGCATCGTCGTACTGATATTTACCAGGGTTGTACTGGATAGCCGTTACGTCATTTGTGCCATCGCTGCCAGGTGATATTTCTGCCATCAGGGCATCATACCCAACACGTGTTGATGAACAGAATAAAAGGTGCGGCGGTTCGACAGATGGATCATCCATTATCCAGCTCTCGGGAGACAGTTCAGAAGAATAAGGAACTGTAATCGTGTAATCATCGATTCTGGTTGGCGTAAGCAAAACTGATGCCTTACCCTCCTGATCCCTGATCACCACGCGGGGGTTTGGGAATGTCCAGTCAGGGGCCTCACTGAGAGTCAGTGTTACCTTGCTACTGTCGTAACTCATGTCCTCAATGAGGCAACTAAGCGTCAGACTGCCAGGAATATCATCTGCAAAAATGACCCTGTCCATAAACTGATAACACAGGGCATCCATCTCAGTAGAAACATCGTGTGACAAGCGCTGTAACTGATACCCAAGAAGACGCCGCATACCAATACGATAGGCCCTGTCCTGGTCAAGAACACCATCAAGTGTATAGCTCTCGACTTTTACCGGGGTCGGATTATCCGGCAACCGGCACTGAACTGTTTCTTCAGCCCAGGTCAGTTGATTGATATATGTAACATCAACGCCGTCATAATCATCTTCATTAGGGGCCTTAAATGAAGTTGTCAGTTCTGATGTTGAAGCCTGCGGCGTTATCATCCCAGACCAAGGCTTAACCCCTTCCCTTCCAGCTGAGGCCATACCATCAGAAAGCAGAAAGTAACCCATCCCGGCATTTGTGATTGTCTTGAGCATGTCCAGCGCTGAAACAGTATCAGTGGTGGCAAAGTCAAACGTTTCGCCGCGAGGTGTCCAGTACGTAGTTTCTAGCGTGTCGATTGCAGTCCTGTCGATCTCGTTTTCCTGATAGCCAAGAGATTTCAGAACGTGATAAAGGGCGGCGCTGATGCTGCGTACTTCACCTTCTTCATACTGACGTGTAGGGGTTACATTAATCCTTCTGTCGGACTGAGCACCAAGCCGGTTGCCAGTTCTTATGCTCAGCGCAATAGTGGTGATATCGCGGTACCGGGTCGGGCGTTTAAGTAGCCTTGATCTTAACGCCTGCCAGTAACACTGATCGCGTGTTGAACCACCATCAGGCGGAGATTTCCTGCGCATCCTGATTTCATACTGTGCAGGAGTGACATTAAAGCCCTCAGTGAATCCAATCTGGTCTTCAACATTCCGGGAGTAAGTAAGTTCAGCACTCGTCCAGGTTGATGCGCCTGGAATGCGATACTGCACAATGATACCTACCGTGACAGAACGCTTCTTCCCTTTGCTGTTATAACGTGAAAGGCCATTCTGAAAATTAAGGTTAACCTCAATTCGGTTTGTCGTTTCACCATCAGGGCACGCAAGGAAAGGGCCTATCCAGTCGTAATCATCATTGATACCCGTGACAGAACCATCCAGTACCGTACGCTGAATAAAGCCAGGCCAGGTGGGATCATCAGTCGTAATTGTGTTCCCTGAGGAATCAACCGTTACCAGTACGCGGCCAACTGTAATAGTCAGCCCGGAAATGGCGGTGATTTTGTAACTGTAATCGGTAGGGTAAAGCGTCAGGCGCTGGGAACCTACCGGAATCCCGGCAAACTTTGTCCCCGTTGCCGAGTCGTAAGCAAGACGTAAATTAGCCGGAACCGCAGCAGTTCCCCCTGTGGATTTTACGCCTGCGGTATCAACGGGCGTGCTACCGAACACACTGGACGGAAGAGCACTGTGAGTAATTGACCCGCCAGCATACGGGCTGCTTTGTTCGTCGATCACAACTCTGCCAGAATTATCACGGGCACGTAATCCTGAAACACTTATCTGGCTGGTAATGGCATTTAACAGGCCGCTCATCGTGACGTAATTGCTTGTCAACGACACGGTATAAGTGACAGATTTCCACGTGATAGTGAACGTCTGGGGCGAGCTCGTAAAATCATAGGTGGTTGGTGAAGCACTGGCAGCAATACTTGCCGTACTCCCACCTACCCCAGGAACGGCCGGAACAGCGGCGCTATAGGCTGCAACATAGAGATCGAAGATATCGTTGTTTAGCTCCAGCGTCATGGCCATACCAACAACCGGGGCCATCTCTGAAACAGAGCCATAAATCACACTGTACCCACTGTTCAGATCAATGGTGTATGTGTCAGGTGCTTCAATATCAATGATCGTCCCGGTAGTCCATGCTGGCGGGATTTCCGTATCATCATCACTGGAAGACGAACCAATCAGCGTGACTGTATTGGTGTTTAGCAACAATCCATCAGCCACAACGCTGACTGTATCTGGTCCACTTGAACCGAGATCAAGCCCTGCTGTTCCTGACGTCGTATTGCCAACCTCAGGAGAGTTAAACCAGTTTTCAGAACGGGCATCACCAGAGACATCTGCGCCTGGAGGATAAATTGTATAGGAGATATCTGAACCGAAAGCAGAAAATGGAGTGTTTCCGACCCGTAATTCTGACGAAGGAAGCGTCACATCACCCACGCTGATTGCCAGAAACATACTGGTTATCAGGTCTTTTTCATTCGAAAAGCGGCTTACAGGCTGAACAACATAATCTGGCCAAACCCGGTATTTCCCAAAAATCTCGCGGATAGGATCACCAAGTTTTGCGCTGTTTGCCTTTGCCGGGTTAAGGTCAATCTGATCACCATTGCCAGGCTGACTATAACCACCAGCCTGCATGTTGCTCATCATGAAGATAGAGTACGCAGCACTGGCTACAGCAACCCCCACGGCAACCCATGCGACAATTTCAAGGCCTGTGCCATATGGAACCGGGTAGATGCATACGTTGCATTTTTCGGTGATAACCCGTGCGGCCCACTCGCTGACCGGAACAGGTTCCCCGTTTACCTCAACTGAAATAGGGTGCGGCCTGTCAAGTTCCCAGCCTTCAACGTTCTGTGAAAACCAGGTTGCCAGAAAGGTTTCACCGTGTTCGTGCGTTTCAAGTGGCTCGCCGGGTAATCTTGATGGGTAGATTCTGATCGTCACTGGTAATACTCCACCTTCACAAATCTACGTTCAAAGCGGGATAAGAGAGTAAACGTCACGTTTGATTTTGGATTGCACTCTGCTGCATAAAGCACACCACCAATATCAACGACAATCGCAACGTGGGTTACCATCCCGGCAGAATAACAGGCGATACCGGCACCAGCGGCAGGCTCACATTTTGCGAGCTCAGACATTAGCCCTCTTGCTTCACGGTCGAGCCCATTTTCATCCTTCGTCACTCCGGCAAACTCAGGCCATAACGTAAGGCCCAGGTCCCGGCGAATTTCGTTTACTATTCCAAAACAGTCGAGTTCAGGATAAGCGCGGCCGCCCTTCAGCCAGATGACCGAACGGTATTTGTCAGGATCAAACATTTGATAGTCCTTACGTCAGATAACGAAGACCAGGGAAATCAGGAAGGGTGTAACGGTATCGCGGCCACGCAGTATCAAGGATATTCATATACCCTGCCGTAATCTGAACTTCGGTAGCTGTCCATGACCCGTTTTTAATTGCCAGGGTATACGGCGGTGCAGCAGGCGCGGATAAATCTGTTGAAACATAACGCCGAAAAGTAAGGCTGGCGTTCTTCAGATTATTAAGAGCATCCCTTATAGCAGTCGATACAACACCGTCGATATTGCTGATAGCAAACTTCAAGTCCTGAGTGCCATCGGCATTGCGGGAAGGCAATGCAATATCAATCGCTGACCCAACAAACGTTGCCTGCGCACCAGTTTCGAGAGTTACGGTGATATCATCCCACCCGCGAGTTAACCAGTAATCAACACCACCAACGGTTATCTGTAGGGTATCAATGATCACCTCACTCCCACTGCTGGCATAAAGCCTGTTCAGAACAGTCATGCTTCTGGCCACTCCCTGTTAAGTGCGAGATCAATAATATCCATCCCGGATATAAACCCTGGGAACTCGCCCCATGGTGGCGGCAAGAGAGGACGTTCATACAACTCAAGCTGTGCCGTGTACTGCCAGTAATTCCCACCAATGATGTTCGGCCCCTGATAGATATCCGTGAACCGGCAAACCTTTGGCGATTCACCACCAGGCGTTCGAAGTTTCATGTTGAACCATGCGGAACCATCCGTGAGGGCATCGCGGTACCATGCCTCAAATGTTTGAGCCTCAACGTCTGTAAGGGTCCAGATAACGCTCGCTATTGTTGGAGTGGAAATATAACGGCGGCGCTGCCTGGCTCTGCCAGATGTCAGAGTGGTTCGAAGCAAAGGGCTTACCGGTTTTAATCCATATCCCTCCTGAAGAGGGACAGGAAGATAATCGTGCGGATAGGTTATGTTGGTTGTGATTGCCATTAGCCCCTTTTCCTCGATGTTGTCCATCCGTTATTCAGAGCCTTGGAAGCTTTCCCTGTTCCTGATGAAAGGTCGTTTGCAGTCATTTGATGCCCGAGCCTTGCACCACGGGTAACTGCATCCTCAATAAGGTTAAGGGTTCGTTGGTCGGGATCACCATGAATCTCTATAGGCACAGTAATATTCCCGGCCTGCTGGGGCGAAGATTGTTTATTAACACGATCCAAAGTGGCATCCAGTTTTGCGCTGGTCTTAGCTGTCGTAACCCTTTCGCCTTTCTGCAACAACCAGGTTCCTGTCTCTGGCACGCTATCCATACCATCATGAGCCATACCAATAGCGGAGATGTTGGTAACAATGCCAGCTGTTGCAGCTGCAACAGAAGCCATCGCCGCGAGGTTGTAAGGGAACGGGTTAGCCGCCGCCATCGCAATACCCTGCTGAATAGCAATCATAGACTGCGCGATAGCCACTGCCTTTTGAGCTACAAATGCCGCTTTATATACTGCTGATTGTTCACCAAAGGCTTGTTTAGTGAGGTCTACCATTGAACCAAGACCATCACTGACACTGCTCAGCATTAACTGATTACGCTGATCATTCAGGGCCTGAAGGCTTTCATCATGCTTTTTCTTCAGCTCAAGCTCTTTGGCATCCCACTCTTCATTCAGATCGGATTGCGACTGCCGGTATTCATCCAACATTCCAAGCTGGGTTGAATACCAGTCCTCCAGTTCCTCCTGGGCTTTATCGACCTTACGTAACTCACCGCTCTGGCCGCCGAACATTGGATCGATGCCTGAAAACTCCGGAGCTTTTTCAAAAGCGTTATCAGAAATTGCTTTTGCAGCTTTGGTGTAATCATCTTCGTTGGTCAGCCCAGCGTCTTTTGCATCTTTCAGAAGACTGACACGGGCACGAGTTAATTCGAGGAGTTTTTCCTCAGGAGTAAGCAATTCCTCCTGAAGGTCGCGGTATTTTTCCAGCAACTTATATTTATCAATTTCAGATGCAAGCCCTTCAAGCCTGGTTTGCTGTTCCTTATTGATACCAACAAGTTTCCCGGAAGAAATATCGAAACGCAGTTTTTCAAGCTCGGTAGCTTCTTTCGTTTTACCGTTGAGTTGGTCGGTTAATGCAATCTGCCTCAGATAGCTTTGCTCAATGGTTTTATACGCGTTTTCAACTTTATCTACCGGGGCTTTTGTTGGCTTGCCGTTCGTTCCACCTGGAGGAAGAGAGAAAGGATTATCTGTACCAACTGTAGCGGCCCCGAGAGGAAGATTACCCATTTCAGGTTTCGAAAGTTTATCTCTCGTTTGTATGAGTGTGTTCAGTTCATCATTGAGCGCTTTAACGCTGTCATCTCCTCCGGTGAACCAGGAGAACATGGATTTGCCCTGAGAGTAAATATCCTTTCTTCCCTCAAGGTTCTTTTGCAGGTATGCAATACGCTCGTTAACCTGATCGATATTGTTCAGGTCAATCTTACCGCTCAGGGCGGCAAATCTATTGCCAGTGCTTGCCGCGAGTTGTCCAGCGCCCGCAGCCGCTTTAACAAGCCAGCCAGCGAGTTGGGCTACTTCAGATACCAGATCAGAAATTCCCTGTAGCACAACAGGATCTGTTAATACATCATGGAGTTTATCAAGCGAATTCTGCAACGGAGTAAGGTCGACTTTTGCCAGTCCTGCCGCAATCTCCATCTTAAGGCCAGCAACCTGCGCCTCCATGTCTTCGAATAACTGATTAACCTTCACCAGGTCATCAATCGAAGAAGGGTCAGGCGCTACCCCATAGTCTTTTGCCAGATCAATAAACTGCTTCAGTTTTTCGTTATTGTTATCAAACAGCGGAAGCAGTTTTGACAGGTCATTACCAAGACTTTCAAGGATGGTTGTTTTTTCGGCATTGGTGCCGATTTTCCCCAGGGACTCACCAATGGCCAGAAGCTGTTTGTCAGGACTGACCTTTGATAATTTTTCAGCAGACAAACCAAGAGCATTAAGGGCATCAACAGCCTCACCTGATTTATTCAGGACAGCATCACCAATCTTATCGCCAATATCCTTAAAGATATCAGCCATCTGATCGCCGGATACACCTGCCTTTTCAGCAGCGAACTGCCAGGCTAAAAGCTCCTGTGTCGACATCCTTAATGACTTTGCCCAGCGATCTGTTTCGGTAATTTGCTTGGAAGTACTTTTCAGCAACTGAAACCCAGCCGCACCGACAGCCAGGCCGGCAGTTACTGCTGCCGCTCCTACTCCAGCTAATGCAGCACCAGAAGCCGCAGCGTCTTCCTGAACCTGTTTACTCCATTTTGCAGAGGCGCGTTCTGCCTGGTTAAGACCTGAAACAAATCCACCCGTTTTTGCAATCAGGTCGATAGTCAGTGTACCGAGATTTTTACCAGCCATAGTTTATGTCCACTTCTTCATGGCCTCTTCGAGAGTGATCGCGGGCGCGTTGATGTGGGGGGTGAAGTCGGTAATGGTGAAAGGTGGGGTATCTTTTCCACGATTGATATTTGCCAGCACAGAAGCAACCAGACCTGCGGCCCATTCAATTCGCATCATAGGATTAAGGCTGCCATATTTAGATCGATATGCAGCCCACACTTGGTATTCTCTTATGCTAATGAATTCCTGAGCTTCGGCTATGGTCTTCCCGCCAATACCGTTAAGGACTAATTCACACCAGAATTCGTCTTCTGCGCTGAGTTCTCCTTTCCCATGCTGTTCACTTCCTGAATGGCCACCAGAAGCGCAATAGTCAGGTTACCATCTAGCGCACCGCGCTCAGGATCAGCGTGGCCGGTAACATCGTCCGGAGTAAGAACAGGGTTCCCATCTTCGTCACAGATTGAAGATGCAATACGACAGGCTACGCCGTCAGATTTCCCATTCATGGCAAGCAGATCAAATTTGGTAGAGTGAAAGCCTAGGGGGCGAACGTACGTAGTTGCAGTGTGCTCTGCGCCATCTTTATCTTTCCATGTAATTTCTTTTTCTACCGGACGACCAGTAAACGCACCTGAGTTTTTAAGAGCATCGAGAGTCAGCTTCATCATTATCTTCCATTAAAAAGCGGGAGTGATTGCCCCCGCATGTTTACTCATTAACTCCCGGATTCGACCTTACGAACCCAGATCCCAGCTCCACTGCGCTGAAGAGTTGCGGCCGTCGTTACAACGGTGTTCTGCTGCCAGTCAAAGGGGAAGTCACTGACATATGCCTGGAAGGTGTACCAGGTCCTGTCGGTAGGCAGTTCCATTTCCCCGCTAACGAGCGTTGGTTCGCTTTCTCCATCAGACCAGCCAATTGCCCACTGAATAACTTCATCCTGGTATTGATCATCTTCAGCAAGCTGCCACATTAGGAAATGCGATTCGTTTTTCGGGTCGGCGTTAATCGTTGCCGATGCTTGTCCTGGCGTGCGTAGCCCCTTCTTGAACTTCTTACTGTTACGCTCGCTCAGACAAGTATCTTCAATCTGGTCAGCCGGGTTGGTACCAGGGTTAAAGTTTGTAATGCATTCAATCTCGTGGATCACCCCACGAATTAACCCATACAACTGGGTTCCCTGCGTCAGTACAGACATAGTTATCTCCGGACATAAAAAAACCCGCCGAAGCGGGTTTGTGGAAGGTTACTTTATCGAGGTACTATCCAGTCGACATCAAATGAATAGTGGTAACTTTTGGTTTCATCATCCCTGTCCTGCTCACCCCACCTGACGATATAAGCATGAGGCTCGATAGCATCACGTAATGCTTCGGCAACAGAGATTACTTCTTCTGCACTTTTTGCATACACGTCAACCTGAATGGAAAATGAGTCAGCATCTGGACGCTGCTTTAAATAGTTTTCAGGGCCACCACCCGGCAGGTTTGTCCACACGGCATAGGGATAAACAACTTCATCCGTCTGTAGTTTAAATGGGTACAACCTAACCGGATTTACACCAAGCAGATTAACAACGTCAGAACTTGCAGAGCATATAGGAAATATTGGGGCTATCATGCTGATGTTCCCTTTTTCTGAGCACGTTTAATAGCGCGATCTATACCGGCTTCAAAGCTCACAGAGAAGGTTGTAAAAACCTCATTCATTCGTGAGTTTGCAGCTGCTCTAACCAAAGGTTTAGGTGACATCTTTTCGGTACCAAACTCCAGTAAACGCCAGTGAGGCGTGGGAGCATCTTTTGCCAGGCTTGGGTCTTTTTTCAGAACTGCTCCCTGAAGAATTCCCACCCTGAAAGCCAGATCACCTGTTTGTTTAAAGCGTCTGTTATTCCAGCGAACGGCAGCATTATCTGAGATTTTACGGGCGGTGTGCGGGTCGTCTAAACGCATGGCGTTCTGTTTTACCTGTTCAAGGATCACATTAGCCGCTTTTCTTAAAGCTGCCCTGCCAGACTTACGCTTAGTCTCGTTTTGTATGGCATCCAGTTTTCCCAGTAACGAATCAATACCAGTAAGTTTAAACTCGACACCGTCAGCCATCATTTACCCCCCCCCCAGAACAGGGTAGTGTCAGGTATTCACGGCCGCTTTTCGCATCAGGTAGTACACCCTCGACATTATAAATAACCCCGCGAAATAAGATGCGATGTTTGCGTGTAATTCCGGTTCGGAATCGAATAGTAATTCTTGTTGTTATTTCACCCTGTGATGCCTGAGCCGCAATAAACTCCCGAGCTGATAAGGGGGATACTTCGGCCCAGATGGTTGCGACATCTCTCCAGTTATTAATTACGGCTCCCGTTTTCGGGTTCTGTTCTTTTACCGTCTCCTGAAGGGTAACCCTGTGACGCAATTTCCCGGCCTGCATAATATTACCCCCTGACTTTCTGGTTAAGATATTGAGGCTTTACATCATCTAAAGATGTAACTTCAACTCCATCCTCCTCTACCAGTGATTGAATAATTGCATCGCACAGTGCCATATTTGATTCAGCCAGACGGTTTATCGCTTCCGTCTGCTCTTTCTGCGCTGCTGTTTGTTCGCTCAGCGCTGCGATCAGCGCGTTTACCTGTTGCTCGTTCATAGGCTATTTTCGTCCACTTTTTTAACCATTCACGCCGACGGCGACACCCTTCACAAGCCATTTTCACCTCATGTTCCAGGGATTATCCGGTACGGTTTTAGAATTGCCTCAACCCCGAATGGCAATGTGGTACTGATATTCCCGATATTTACTGGCTCACGGTTTTCATACCAATGCGAAACCAGAAGCATTAAAGCCAACTTGATATCATCAGATACCAGCAAACCATCAGGGTCTTCTGCGGGCACTTCATTCTCATAAAGGCGGCGATTAACAATGATTTCTGAATGCTTCACTGAGGCATTGAGGTATAGGGATAGCATCTGATCTTCAGTCGAATCATCGCTATCAATTCGACACTGAAGCCGGAGTTCTGGAACAGTTGGAAACATGCTTTGCTCCATACAAAAAACCCGCTAACCGCGGGTTATTTTTTTGATTTCTGCGGAGCTGGCTGCTCTGGCTGCTCTGGCTGCTCTGGCTGCTCTGGCTGCTCTGGCTGCTCTGGCTGCTCTGGCTGCTCTGGCTGCTCTGGCTGCTCTGGCTGCTCTGGCTGCTGATCAGCATCAGGTTTTTTTCACCACCTTCAACTGTATCAATAACCCCCAACTCTCCCGCAATAACTAAAAAGCGATCCGGTAACTCGCCATCCTGATACGAACCGGCTTCAACAACTTCCAAGCGACAGCCATCAGGGGACCACTTAACATTCTTTTTAAGTATGAACATAACTTAATCCTGTAAAAATGGGGGGCTGTCGCCCCCGTGATGAATTAAGCCCCGGAACCAATCTGGAGCAATTTAATCGCCTGGGAATCAGCCAGCATCCCACCAGTGCGCTTGGTAGTGTAAAAGCCGACAAATGGCTTATTGGTGTACGGGTCGCGGAGAATGCGGGTGCCAATACGATCAACAATGGTGTAACCACGTTTGAAGTTACCGAATGCAATTGCTTTAGCATCAGCCGCAATGTCAGGCATTTGTTCATTCTCAGCCACACCGTACCCGGCAAGAGTCGAAGGCTGACCAAGTTCAAGACCAGGACGCCACAGATAATTGCCTTCAGAATCTTTCAGGATTCGAGCAGCGAACAGACTGTTGTTGTTCATCATGAACTTAGCGCCGTTACGGTGTACTTTTCGCAGGGTGTAAACCAGCTTGATGATCGCATCAGCAGTCAAACCGGAAGTAGCACCTGAGAGAATGTGCTGAAGAGTGCCGAACGCGCGGGTTTTATCATCATCCAGTGATGACGCATAGGCCAGAAAACCTTTTGGCTTTTTGGTGCCGTTACCGCTGGTGAAGGCAATCTCTTCCTGCTCTGCAAACTCAATCGCCAGTTCGCTGTTGATCCAGTCTTCAACATTGAAGAATGCGTCATCCAGCATTGTTTGAGTGGCTTGCGGGTTACCGTAGATTTCCCCCATAAAAGGCTCAATCTGACCGAGTTTGGAGGTGTTAGTTGCAGGACGGGCATCGGTTTCACCGACCCAACCTGAAGCAGACCCGCCGAGGTTAACCAGTTTTTTATAGTTTGCGCCACCGACTGTGATAGTCGTCGCTTCCTGACGCATCACGACTTCGTCTTTCAGAAGATCAAGAATGGCGCGGTCCAGCTCTTCAGGAACAGCAAAACCGCCATCTTCATCAACACCTACCTGTAACGCTTTACGTTCCAGGTCGCGAAGTCCATCATCACTCCCCTTACGCATAAAGGCCATAAACGCAGATTTATGTTCCCCCGCAAGCTTACTTTGGGTGCCGCCGCCAGGACGTTTAAGCTGTTTCAGCTCTTCTTCCAGAGAGGTTTTCAGTTCGTCCAGAGCACTCAATTTCCCATTGAGGGTTTCAACTTCACCGGCGAGCTTGCCTTTCTCACTTTCAAGCGCATCAATGCGCTTGTCATTTTTAGAACGGAAGTCGTCAAACTTTGCCTGCAATTCCTGCGCGACCTGCTCTACGTCTTTAATTTCAACAGCCATAGTTAAACTCCTGATTAAAATTTGATGTTTTTCAGTGCATCCAGTGCGCTCACCACGTCACCAGCATCACGCTGGGATAGTGAGCCATAGCCCCCGGCCATGAATGCTTTGGCCTGGGTGCGTGAGAGCCCAACATCGCGCAGGACTCGTTCAATACATTTCTGTGATGGGATTTCACCGCGAGCAACAGCGCTTTTAACATCGCTGATTCGCGCCTCATCGTTTGATGGGAACGTCACCGGGCTGACTTCCCAGAGGTCGATCTCCTTGAGGAGAAAAACCTCTTTCGTCCTGTCGTATTCCCAGTCTTTCAGCATGTAACCAATAGAAAGGCCGGTTAAAGAACCGGCCTTCATGTGGGCATGTGCTCGCTTTGCCAGAGGATCGTCATCAATCAGCAATCGACCTTTGACGTATAACCCGACCTCATCCTCTTTCATGTCTGTATACACCCCGATGGGTTCATCCATCTGGTGCTGCCAGAGCATTGCCGGGAGAGTGTTTTTCTCTCGCCATGTTTGAAGTGATTTACTGAAAGCGCCAGGAACAACTACATCGTCATAGCTGTCCTTAACGCCGAAAACGGAGCCATAACCTTCGAATTCTCCGCTATCGCTTACAGACTTCAGTTTCAACGGAATATCCAGCCGCTGTTTAGTCATCAGCATTTTGCTGCTCCTCAGTGGTTTTCTGCTTGCTGCCATCAGACGGCTTTGTCGTCATGTTCATCGGTGTCAGGTAAACGTCTCCCCCTGTTCTTGGGTTGAGGTCCTCCAGTTCACGACAATCATTAGGCGAATAAATGCCCCAGTTGATACCGGTTGCATACGATTCGAATCGGGATTTCATATCCCCGCGTAACAGCGCGCCTGCGTTGAATTTTGCGTAGAAGGTGCCCTGCTTTGACTCCTTTACCAACCCAACGTTAATGCGTTGCTCAATACGGGTCATGTATGGCACTAGCGAATAATTGATAAACCCAATGCCGAGATTTTCGATATTACTGAAAGTTGCGCGATCAGTATTTTGTACCAGATGAAGAGGTACGCGGAATAAGCGACAAATCTCCTCAAGCTGGAATTTCCTTGTTTCAAGGAACTGACTATCTTCAGCATTGAGAGCCATAGATTTCCAGTCGAGCCCCATTTCAAGGATCATCGGTCGGTGGGCATTACTTAACCCAAGATGGCGGTCTTCAAAGTCTTTTTTCAGGCGGTCATACGCCGCATCGCTAAGAGTTTGCTCGGTTCTTAAGACACCCGTTGTCACCGCACCATTACTGAATAATCGTGCACCGTGTTCTTCAGTAGCCATCCCAAGAGAAATCGCCTCTCTGGCATAAGCCACCGGATTAAGGCCGACCAGACCGTCAAGGGTCAGTGTCCTTACATGCCAGATATCATCCTGACCAAGAACGTCTGTAGACCCATCGGGAAAAGTCACCATGTAAACTGGTTGCCACTGGCTGTTTAGCTTTGGTTGGACGCAACCCGGATCGAGTGGAAGTAGCTCAACTACCTCCCCCAGAGCTTTTACCTTGTAAGCGTAAAAGTTCCCCCGCAGACAAAGACAAACGATAACGAGCTCCCAAAACTCCTGTGGGGTCATATAGTCGTTAGGCTTCATTGACAGCAGCTTGTAAAGGCGCTCTCCCGTTGCTTTCTGTTTTGTGTTGCCAGAGGATTTGAAAAGGTTACATGGCAGCATTCCCATCGATTCTGCAAGAACCCTTACACACCCAAAAACTGCCGTCAGACGCATAGCTCTCTGGCTGCTGACACGCTTTCCGGTATAAGTGTCGTAAGTCATTCCCACCGCTTCAGCCAGTTCTGCCGGTGATGTTACTGGCTGGCTACTTTTTGCAAACATTCCGGGGAAAAACATCAGTCACCTCCCGTAGAGTTCGTCGCCGGAGAGGCAAGAAATTTAGCCATTAGCCATGACCAGACGATGCACAACAAGCCACCAGCAATATAGCCTGCTGGCTGATAAACCATCCATGCACCAAATGAAAGCAAAAGGGCACCCATCACTCCAACCAGAGGAGTGAGAATTTGAAGGATCATAATCGCCTCGATTAAAGTGAGCGTATGCCGTGGGATTCAATGCGGTCGGAGAGTGTGTCCTCTTTCTCAAAGAGCATCGAACGACCAATCGCCATAATCAATGCGACCGCGCCATCGATTTTGTTTTCATTCTGCTCTTTGATGGGTCTGACTACATCATCGTTACCTGGCAGATATTTTCCGACCACATTACTGATACACCAGCTCATGATAGGGTTCCCATCGTGATGGAAACGGCCAGACTCAATGGCAGCCTCAAGCTCCTTCATCGGGTCAGACATGTTGGTATAGTTCTGGGTTATCGTGATGGGGTTAAGCTTTTCGTCCGCAAGATCATGTGAAAGGCCTGTCGCCCCAAATGGATCTATAGGTGACTCGCTAACCGGGTTCAGTTTGTTCGCCGCCTTTGCTTCTTCAAGAATGTAGCGGTAATCAACCTCTGCCCCATCCGTTACTGTCAATACACCCAGCTCAACCCATTTCTGAAAGCGCTCAGCGGTGCGGCGGTCTTCGTTTTTCTCAACACTATAAACAGTGTCATAGGGAACCCAGAATTTAGGAGCAACACAGTAATAGTGAGTCTTCTCGTCTATCTCCCGGGTGAACAAACGCACCATGCTGTTCATATCCAGCTTTCGTGCCATATCAAATGCCAGGACACATGGCTGCCCCTCAAATTGCTCAAGGGTAAGGGTTTCATCCTCACAGCCTTGCCACGATACCAGGTTGAAAAATGCCGCTCTTGCTGCAACCCAGATATTCAGATGCTTCGTTTTAAATACACCTGCCTGGCGGGCATTATTTACAGCGCGTATTTGCTGGCTGAGCAGAAAATCACGATACACAGACACCCCCATATTCGGGTTTGCCTTTTCCAGAACCTTAGGGTCCGTCCAGTCGTCGCCTTCATCCACTGTATAAATCACGCCAAACAGCTCTTCATTCGGGACTGTGCCATTTAGCATTTCGATCACTTCACGGCGCTTGTCATAACAAGGCCCTTCGATGTTATATCCCGCTGTCGTTATCGCCCACATCAAGGGCTGACGCCGCGCTCCCATACCTGTCAGCATGGTGGTATATAACGCATCCGTTGGATGTTCATGGTATTCGTCAACAATGGCGCAGTGTGGTGATGCCCCGTCCCCAGGATTACCAATCAGCGGCTCAAAGCGTGCTCCATCTTCCGGTCGGTTAAGGTTAGAGGCGTTTACTTCTATACCGAACGCTTCCACCAGCAGAGGAGTTCGCTTGCACATCAGGCGTGCTGGTCTGAAAACCTCCCATGCCTGCTTCTCTGTCGTGGCACCTGAATATACTTCGGCCCCAAATTCGTTATCACAGGTGAAGCAGAACAACGCCACGCCAGCTGAAATTGCGGATTTACCGTTCTTGCGCGGAATCTCAGTGTAGACCTCGCGGAACCGGCGAAGCTTAGTTCCTTTCTGTACCCAACCAAATGCACAACACACTATGAACAGCTGCCACGGCTCCAGGGTTATCGGCATCCGTTTGAATGCCCATTCGCCCTTTGTATGAGGCAAGAGTTGAATAAACTTCGCGGCTTTCTCCGCCATATCCTTGTCAAAGCGGTATCTGAATTTTCGGCTTTTCTCCCTGGCCATATCGTCAATATGACGCTGGCAGGCATGAATGACATACTGACACGCCGGAATTTTCCCCCGCACAACGTTGCGGGCGTACTGGTTCGCGGCGTTAACGTTTGGGTACGATTTCCGGCTCATGAGTTAATCATCTTCAGGAAGGGGTTAGAGGTTTTCTTCTGTCCAGCGAGCCCGATTAGGCGTTGACGGCTGCTTGGATCAAGACCAAGCATTGAACCGGTAGAGCTCATTTCCGATTCCTGTTCTTTCTTGGCTGTCAGTTCAGGGTTTTTAATTTTCCCGCCCATAGCGCCGAAGATAGAAAGTCCATCCGAGGCAATATTCTTAACGGCCCTGCGCCAGAACTCGTAAGCGACACACCAGCGTTCGAGTACAGCCAGGTCTGTAACACAGAGCAGCCCCTGACCACATAACTCTTTTGTTGTCAGCTCCCACATGATCGCTGCGAGAGGGAGATCATCCTCTTCAAACCACTCCGGTGGTGCCACACCCTTAATCGGGGTAAACACCGGTTCGTCTTTATTCAGGGCTCGCTTTCCGGGGTTTCCAGCCAGCTCCTTTCGCGCCGTTGGCTTGGGTCGACGCCCGGAACGCCCCGCCGTTCCAGCCATAAGCAACACTCCTGGTTAAATTTCATTTTTCGCGGGTATAAAAAAACGACTGAGGCGGCGGTCCTTTGGGCGGCAGGTTCCAGAGATTTGACCCGCCCCTCCCCCGTGGCTGATGGAAATGATAATGATTATCATTTGATTCGTTCTCGCCCTGTTTTGGTGCGATGGCAGGGCCAGCAGAGGCTTTCGAGGTTCGCGTCATCATCAGTACCGCCATGTGCCTTTGCTTTGACGTGGTCCACCGTCCTGGCCGGTACTACACGACCACCGCGCAGGCAGTTCTGGCAAATGTGTTTATCACGCATCAGCACTCGTGCACGGATGATGTCCCACTTGCTTCCATACCCACGTTCATGACGGCTCTTACCCTGCTGGTGCTGTTGCCACCCTTCATTACGGTGCTTTTCGCAGTATCCTGAACGGTCAGTAGTTGTACCAGGACATCCACGCTTCCTACATGCGCGAGGGATCAAAGCTGGCATAGTTCATCCTCACAGGCCAGATTATCCCTTGTGAGGGATATTTAGTTCTTTATCCCTTTGAGGGGATAACCATTATCAAGCCCACCAGCAGGTGAGCTTTGTAATGGCTTAACCCAACTTGGCGCGCACCAGTGCATCTTTGGCTTCGAGCAGTTTGCGGAGGCCTGCTGACTTTTCCGCACCATCCGGCAGTGATTCATCCATCAGCGTCGCAAGATCACCAATTGGTTTGCTCACTTCCTGCAAATGTGCTGGGAGATGTTGATACGCAAAATACTTCATGATTGGAGATGACATTCTTAACCCTCATTTAGTAAAAAGCCCCGCTATTGCGAGGCTATTGGTTACCCTGTTCGCTGGGCCAGCGCCGGTTGCCACCCGGTCTACGGCGGGGGATTCATTTAGGCCAGTGGATGAAAAACATAAGACCAACAAAGGCACAGACAAGCCCGACAAAACCGACTATGCCAATTATCGCCCAGACCAGAATTGTGCCGATGGTTGCAATCATCTTTCACCCTCTAATGGTGTCTGCCGCTGTTTCTCTATGTCACGAATCCCAGCGAAGTTGTTATTGCCCTTTTCAATAGTTGCCAGCAGCGGCTTAATCCAGAGAACAGCCTGACAGTAGGTTATTGAGCCGGGGGAAGTGGCACTATCATTGGCTGCGTCAGCGTTGCTGGTATCGGGGTGCATTGCGCTGGCACGTAAACGGTTCGCGTATTCGAGCAACCCACCAGCAACATCAGCAGGAACAGGCAGATCACAGGTTTTTTCACGGCGGAGAATCTCCCGGTATTCGATAACGGTGTTATCGGTGCTGGCATCAATCAGTGAATTGTTGCGGCTGGCGTTTTCGGCTACCTGGTTATAACGGTTAAAGTTAAGAGCCTGTGTTGCGATAACCGTCCCCTGCAAAGTGTTGTCATTTCGCAGAACGTCATTATCACTCTGCAACGTAGCGACATCAGATCGGCTATTTGCCAGCAGGACACAAAGCACGGCAACGACGATAATCACAACCGCCAGCGCTATTGAGCGCCATGCATCTTTGATATCAGCAAGGGTAATCACGACAGGAACAGAGCACGCTCCGCCTCACGCCGCCTGGTCAGCCCTTTCAGGGCTTTGCCACCAGCTTTATTCCAGCTCATGAACTCAGCGGCAGCGCCAGTGTAATCACCGGCGTTGAGTTTGCGCAGCAGTGTTGAGGTCGACAATGAGCGAGCGCCAAGGTTATACGTGAATGCTACCAGCGCATCGAACTGTCCCTGAGTCAGCCCGACTTTAACCAGGCGAGAAACATCACTTTCATAGCTTACCAGGCCGGTCTTCAGCAGGCGTTCTGCCGTCTCCTGCTTAATGGTCATTCCGGCGCGGATTGGTTTCCCATCTACAGGCTGAGTCCAGCCATAACCGATCGTCCAGACGCCTACGCTGTCCTGGTAGGCGGTGAGTTTGCAGCCTTCGAACTCTTTGATGAGGGCAATACCTTTATCACTGGTTTGCATCGCCACCTCCGAATCGAGAACTAAACACCCTGCCAGCTACAGCTTTAACCTGCTCAACACCAACAAAGCCCAACGCGCCACCGATAGCGATTGACAGAGATTGAGGAAGGTTAAAGTAATCAAGAGCTGATACAGCTGTAAGAGTTAGCGCTCCGCAAATAGAGCCCTCCAGAATCATTTTCTTCCAGCCGCCACCGCCGTAGGCAATTCTCATGGCAGCCATGACCACCGACAGCAATACGGCACCCATCGGCGTTTCACCGCGCCACCAGCTGTGGAGCAGTTCAATAAACTCCGTCCAGGAGTGGGGATCGTTATGCATTTTCATCGTCTCTCACCTCGCTGTGTGCGGGTGCTGATTTAAGGAATAAAAAAGCCCGCTAAAGCGAGCCATAAAATAAAAAACCCCGCCTTTTGGCGAGGTTCTGTAATATTTAAGTTCGTGTCTAAGTGACCACTCTTAACACATTAATAGATAAAATTCGTAACGAATAGCCTTTTATGCAACTTTCTCTATTTCCCTTTTATTGGTCCAATCATCCATTTCTAACTTGGCCCCAGTCATAATGATGCAGGCATCAATAAAGGTTTCAGCTATCATTAGCCGGTTACGTATTTTTCCCTCTGAGCATTTTTCCCAACGTGCAATCGTTGATTTAGAAACGTTATGCATGTAATGGAGCATGACCAGATTTAATTCGTCTTCTCTTCCTGCTCTCCTGAGCATTCCAACTGCCGTATCGATAATCAGTCCATCATTGTCACAACACGAATCACGAGACTTAGAAGTATTTAATAGGAGCCCCTTAAATCCAGCCCCAATTGGTGACCAGTCGACCTGAGTTCCTTCACTAATAGCCCACGTTCCCCAACGTTCGAGTACCAGTTGAATATCACGCTGCATGGTTCACCTCTTTTATCTGTCCTGTAATTATTTCAATGCTGTTGTTGCATTCGTTTCCCCATCGGTCCCATCCTTTCCATTCTTCCCGAGCAAATATTTCGATTCTTTTCACTTCACCGTAAAGTTTTTCCAGTCGGTTCCTTACTTCCCATGGCTTCGCGCTATGTTCACCAAGACAGGTATGCACAACCTGTTTAACCGAAGCGTTGGCACGCTGTAGACCCACACCTTTGGTGGCAATCAGTACGTCCTCTGTATTGCTGCGAGTGTGGTTACCACCATTCATGCGGGTCTCTCGGTCCAACATTTCGAGGAGATCATTGAAGTCCACCAGCTCTCCGGTACTCAGCGCTTTGTTGAAACGATCACCTGCATTCTGATTCAGTTTCACCCAGGTAAAACCCTTCATCGTTCTGACACGAAAGCCCCATGATTCAGCAAGCTCTACAGCTTCCCGGTTATGCGTCCCGGTGTACCACATCGCCAGGACAGCGTTTTCGGCAGCAACCTCCCATATTGGAAGACGTTTAAGTTCTTCCATACTCATGGTGCTGTAATGATTACAGGCTGCTCCATTACTGATTTTGTTGCCATATTCCCAGGGTGGATCGCAGTAGATAAGTTGATAACTCATGCTGCCTTCCTTTTTTTCAGTTCGCGGGTTTTTCGTCGGTATTTAGCCGCTATGTCTTCCAGGTCTTCTTTTGAGTAATGCTTCGCTTCATGCGGACCTTCCAGCCATTCCACCAGCTCAAGGCCATACCATTCGATCAGTGTTTCCCGGTAGCGAGCATGAACGGTGGCGTTCTTAGCGGCAAACCGGCCTGACCCTCCGTTACAGGCTTTGCACTGTCGGTAGGCGTTCTTTTCTTCAAAGCGAAGTTCAGGGCGAGCACCTACTCCCATAAAGTGGCCACAATCCCACTGGCCTCCGAATATCATTGGTGGGTGGTACGTTCCACACGATGGACACGGCTTACCTTCATCACGTTCGCGTATAAAAGCGTTAAACGCAGTTTGTGCTTTGCTGACAAAGTACCCGCGAGGCTGGAGCGCCTTCTTCCTGATTTTCAGCTTCGCTTTCTTCTCTGCTTCAGCCTGGCGGCCTTTCAGTGCTCGGTTGTAGTCGATAGCGCAACGTGGGCTACACACTTTTTGAAGGTTACGAGTAGGCGTGAAGACTTCCTCACACTGAGCACACTCCTTCGGTTTGTAGGTTTTCACCTTCGCCTTTACCGGCTTTTTCATTGCTTCATCCCTCTGTGAAATACCCACTCGTAGACTTCGGATACATTATTCAGCAGGTCGTTGAAATCCCCCTGGGCTGGCCAGCGGACGGAGACAGTCTCAAGATCGTTTTTTGCGTGAAGGTTTGCGGTTGCACATTCAAAAGCAGCAGCATGGCCAGCAGCATTTGCATCTGCATCAGCAAAAATAATCAGGTTTCGAACACCAGCCGGTACACGGAATTTCTTCATGAAGGCAGTATTCAGGGTCGCCCATGTATGGCATTTAGTGATCTGATGGCAGGACAACGCCGTTTCGATACCTTCTGCAATGCCAAGTGTCGAGGCCACGGGGAACATGCGAATAGCTACGGATTTAGCAAATTCCAGATAACTATCTTCCTGGAGCTTCATCATCTTCTTGGCTGACCCGCTGGTTTGCGCTTTCTTGTCGCCATCAAGCAAAGTGCGGTGCAGGTAGCAAAGCTCCCCTTTATCGTCCGTTGCCAACGCATAAATGGCCTGGAGATTTTTTCCGTCTGCGGGCTGTTTATCGCAATATCTGATGCTCTCGACCGGAAGGGAGTTAATCCCCCTCCCTTTCAGGTAATTATCTGCGCCAGTGCCGCGTAGCGGGGTGAGCTTTGCAAACTTACGACTTACCCTTTCTCGCTGCTGAGCCAGCGATGTACGCACCGGGTTTATGTTCGTGCGGTCGGAGCTGTATTCGTTGCCGATCAGCCGATCCACTTCTGAGGCCAGAACCCGGAATTCCTTACCCGTTTTTGCCGTCAGCAGAGCCCAGCCATCCCCAGAACCGCACACACATATATAAGACCCAGTGCCATCTTTGTTATCGCAGCGGTATTTGCCTTTGCGTCCACACAGCGGGCATTCCCCTTTAAAGTGGTTTTTACCTGTAACCTCCGGCAACCCGTAGTGTTTAAAGATTTCCGGCCAGTGGCCTATGGCAGCTTGTTTGGTATTCATGCCGCTTCCCCTTGGTTCTCTTTCCGTTTCGCAAAGGCGATCAGTTTTGATTTGATAAAATTCGATACTTCAGGTGTGGTTTGCTGCGGGGTGTGGTGTAACCGCCTTGGCCATACGCCGAATTTTTGCTTATAGGTGTGAGCACACCAGCCATCACTGACAGGCCGTCCCTGTGCTGCGCGGGTGCGCTGATAGAAAAGAATTTGCGACCACCAGGATTGCTTCTGCTCAGTGGTATATTTGATTTCAGCTTTGCTGACCTTGGTCAGCCCACGGGATTTGTCCGTTTCAACATCTTCCCCGGCCAGAGGCTTAAAGCCACATTTCGGGCAGATATAAATTCCAGCAGGCTTGACGTAATGACACTGGCCGCACTCTTTCGGGAGTTTCTCTGCCTCTTCAGTTTTAGTAACGCGTTGTGGTGCGTCTTCCATGCCATCTGATGATGACGGGAGGTAGTCATATTCGATGTCATCTGGATAGCCCAGCTTGTTGACCGTACCGCTGTGGTCGAAGATGAGGCAGTGATCTTTGCCAGGGGCAGCACGTAATCCACGACCCAGCGTTTGAATCCAGCGCATTTCACTTTTGGTTGGACGGGCAAAAATGATGCAACGAACATCACTGTCGAATCCTGCGACAAGTACGCCAACGTTGACGATGATTTTTGTAATGCCCTGCTCAAAGCGGCGGATCGTCAACTGGCGCTCATCATGGGGCGTGCTGGCCGTCATGACTTCAACAGTTACCCCGACACGGGAAAATTCCATCGTGACGTAGTTCGCATGGGCAACATCTACGCAGAAACAAATTGTTGGTCGATCCTGTCCGTTTTCCAGCCAGTTTTTAACAATATCGCCTACCAGCTTGGCTTCGCTCATAACCTTGCTGAGCTGCCCTTCTTTGTAGTCACTGCCATAACCAGCAACGTACGATGTTTCCACACCTGTAAGGTCGGGATGTGAAGGAGCGTAAAACTCATACTTACTCAGTGCGCCAAGAGCAATCAGCTCTTTCATCGTCGTAGGTTTGATCAGGCGCTGATAGTAATTACCCAGGAACTTAGCGAACGGAGTGCCGGACAGGCCGATCACTTTCGTCTGAGTATTGCGGGTAAGATTGTCGATAACTTCCAGCAGCTTTTTTCGCTTCAGGTGGGCTTCGTCAACGATCAGCAGATCGATGTTATCCGGGAACTCGCGACGAATAAGCGTATCGGCGCTGGCAATCTGGATGAGTGCATTTGGGTTATAGGACGGGTGATCCCGCCATACGTAGCTAATCTCTTCTCCAGGAAGACCGTATTCCATAAATCGGGTTGCGGTCTGGTCAAGCAGGACCGTATATGGGGCCACAAACATTACGCGCATTTCACGACTTACAAACCCGTCAGTGATCAGGGCCGCAATAGCCGTTTTGCCGAAACCAACAGGGGCATAGAGCATGAAGGAATTGTTTTGTTTCCAGGCGCTGCGCAGCATGTTGAGCGCGACGATCTGTTTTTCGCGGGGCTGGATGTTAAGCATTGGCAGCCTCCTGCCCAAAGGCCATATCTACCAGATCAGCAATTACAAACTTAGTGCGATGACGTAAGTACGACAGCGTAACGGTTTTCGTGCCGTCTTTTCGCTGGCGGCCTTTCAGAAAACCACCGTGAATATGACGAATAAAATATTCAGAGTTAGCCAGGCGAGGAATGCTGCGTACCCGCCCAAGGTTGCTGACTTCGTAAGCTTTCGAGTAAGGCTCAACCGGTACCGGGGACCATTTTTCGTTAGCGTCTGAATAAATCATTTTTGCTCCTTTTGGATGGCTAAACGTCCAGATTTCCAGTTGACGGTTTAACCCCATACAGTGATCTATCTGTTAGATCGTTATCTTCTGGTAAAGCTGTTCCAGCCCTTCGGGCTAAAACCCAACACCGCCCCCTTTCCCCCAACCCGGTTTCAAAAATTCATACCCTGGGTGGGAGCGAGGTATATCCCCTGACTGCTGGGGTATATCTCGTGCAAAACTCTCGCAATCGGCGGTTTGCCGTCCTTCTGGCCGCGTTCTGCTGCCGGAAGGTCACAGGTTCAGCGTCAAACGCTTCCTGGTACGCCTGCGCATACGCCATCGCTATCTTTTCCCGCATACCTGCTGGGAGTGTTTCCAGCTGCTCTTTAATCCACGGGGCGTCCTCACGAGCAAAAACCGTGGGCATAGTCACTTGGAAGTTTTGTTCCTGATACATCGGCCCTCCTGCTTATGTGGTGAGCCTGTAAGGGGTTACTCTCGCTTTGGTTTTCGTCGACCAAAGACGGCAAGGATTGAATTCACTTCTTCCTCTCGGGCAGCAAGATGCTTTCTGTGGTAAAACCTGATTTCATCAGCTTCAGCTTCATCAATGACCCCATCTTCAAGGGCAAGATTGATGACCTGATCAACGTGCCCACGCATGGCGGCGGTTTTCATGGCTTTGTTGAATAATTCAACACGATCCAATTCTTCAAACTTGGGAACATCCACCAGCAATGCACCGCGTCTCTTTGCAAAGTAATCTGCCAGTTCAGAGGTATCTGAAATATCTTCCATCGCCTCAAGTTCAGCTACTTCGAAGAATCGGCACCCGTTTTTCTCATACAGGTTGTTGTTGAACTGAGTTACTGTCATACCAAGAGCGCCAGCCATTGCCTCACGCCCGCCTGGGTATGCCTTACACATTGCTTTAACAACTTCTTTGAGGCTTTGCTCTACCATGCTGGTTTTCCTTTGGTAGTTACGCTTACGCAGCTGAATCAGTAGAATTTTGGTAAAGCGACTGATCAAACTTCAAACGTCCGTTGGTAATTTTTTCAACCTGATACGCCCTAACTTCAGGAATAATTTCAGGCCATTCGGATACAGACGGATGTTTGATTCCTAGAGCTGAGGCGGTTTTACATACACCTCCGAAATAATTAACAACTTCGGATTTCCTCATGTTTGTTCTCCGATGGTTTAATTTAGACTTAATGTAGGATATCCAACATCACGATGTCAAGAATCCTACATAACAAAAATGGTAGGATTGCCTACATGATGAATATGAGTGACCGTATCCGCCAAAGGCGGAAAGAATTGAAATTGACACAGCAAGCACTAGCTGAGATGGCTGGTGTGAATCGAGTCACGGTTACAGGGTGGGAAAAGGATGACTACCAGCCGAACGGAGCAAACCTTCAGTCTTTAGCGAATGCACTTCAATGTGATCCACTTTGGCTTGTATCAGGTAAGGGTGATCCAAAACCCAAGCTCAATTTGAAACCCGAAATATTCAATGTAAAAGAAGTGCCGCTTATCTCATGGGTTCAAGCTGGTTCTTGGACAAGGACCGATCCAGGAGTAAGGGCTGATGATGCAAAGGAATGGGTGTACACAACAGCCCTAGTTTCTGAAGGTGCATTTGCACTACGGGTGCGTGGTGATTCGATGACTAACCCATCAGGAGCGCCATCTATCCCTGAGGATTCTGTGATCATCGTTGAGCCTGAAATCATGGATATCGAAGCCTTAAATGGGAAAATTGTTGTTGCATACCTTGATGGAGGCCATGAGGCCACCCTTAAAAAGTTTGTCGTGGATTGGCCGTTTCGTTATCTAGTGCCATTAAATCCAAATTACAAGCCTATTGAATGCGGTGAAAACTGCACAATTGTTGGGCTTGTTAAGCAAGTTATCATGGACTTCTAATCCTCCTCCCCCATAAGCCGAGCAACTGCTCGGTTTTTTTATGCCCAAATATTTTATGTTGGCTTTCCTACATACATCCTTGACACCTTAATGTTGGATATCCTACATTAAGCACATCAACAGCAGTAAGGTACCCAACCGTAAACGTTACGACAGGGCCTAGCTGGAGATGGTCGAACGGCGCGACTTAAAACCATGCGTCGGAACCGTGGCGGGACAGGATGTCGGCAATACGGGGCAGAAAAATGATTTATCCCAGCCCCTTCTGTGTGAGGGGGTTGGGCTGAATCAGCACCTGTTGCAATGAAGCACAAGATACTGAGCACACAGTAATGTCATTGCATTGTGTCAACGATATCAGGAGGTTATAGTGCCATTATTAGAGCTACCAGATGAAGGTAACAACATGGCAAATGCACAGTATGAGAAGGGAAAGATCGTCCTTGAGCATTCTAAAAACCAGGTAAAAAAGGCTGGAGAGTGCATACGTAAGGGGAATGGTGATATCGAAAAAGCTATCGAAATTATTCAGCAGTACCGCGCTGCACATCTTTACCCGCTGATGATCATCAAAAACCTTGTGTCGAAGCACGCTCAAAAGATAAATAAAAATGCTCTGATAGCTCGGCGTTTAAAGCGACTCCCAACAATTATTGATAAACTCCGGCGTAAAACGCTTGATGGCGTCACTCCAAACTCTATTGCAGTAACTCGAATGAGCGATATTGGTGGCTGTCGTGTTATTGTTGAAAACAGGTTGCAACTGCTTTTGTTGGACTCCTCCCTAGATAAAAGTAGAACAACTCATAAGTCAAAAGTTAAGGATTACATAAAGCATCCTAAGCCTACTGGTTATCGTGGCATTCACAGAATTTATAGTTGCTACGATAAAGATGAGGCTCACCAATGGAAAGGGTTCGATATTGAAGTTCAACTAAGAACAAAGCTGCAACATTTATGGGCTACTACCATTGAAGTTGTTGACTTATGTGAGGGTCGTACTCTTAAAACAAATCCATTTGAGTCAAATCACTCATGGGTAGATTTTTTTAGATTGATGAGTGAATTTATAGCTGACGAAGAAGAGTTTATTTCTCTCACTCCGCAAGAAAAAAACAAAATTAAAACCCGGCTCATTAGCCTAAATGATAAACTCAATGCAATTGAGAAATTGAGATCATTTAATCGGCTATTCTCAGATAAAGATTTAGATTTATCAAAAATCAAAGGTGGTTACGTCATTATTGCTTTAAAAGGCAATAAAATATATTACAAAGTGTACACGACATTACAAAAGCATTTAGCTATCGAAGCTTATTCGGTCGTTGAAAAAGATGAAGACGCAAACGGCCTGTTTGTTGAAATGGATGATTTGCGTAAATTATCCTATGCATATCCCAACTATCTAATTGATACAAGATTTTTCATTGATAAGTATGAGCTTTATACCAGTACAAAGTATTGGGAAAAGCATCGGTAAATTATCACCTCTTACCCAAGGTCGCAATGGCGACCTTTTTTATTGCCTGAGCCTTGGCGGTTATCCAGTCTTCAACCATTCCAACAGGAGGAAGATGATAGTGTTCTGATGGATGACCGCCCTTTTTATTCAATGTGTCCGCTTCCGGTGTTGGCTGGGTTTCCCTCCCCAGCGCGGGTTCAACTCCTGCCGGATGCCTAATTAATCGGTGACCACTATGACCTTCCGTAACGTTAATTTTCAGTACGGCGATCTGATGCGCACTCCTCGGGGTGTGCAGGCTGTTCGCAACCCTAAAACCATCGCCCGTATCTGGCGGCGTAGCTGGATTTGCAGGCTGCTTACCCTGAAAGGCGATCCAAATAGTTAACCGGAGAGAATTATGTCCGACTCAAAAAATACCACGCCATTTAGTCAGCAGTTGGCGTATATCAATAAAGGCACTCTTGATACCGAATTAACCGAAGCACTGGCAGCAGTAATTAAAGCCGTTCGCGAAACCGGGAAAAAAGGTGCTTTAACGCTCACGCTTAATTGTTCGATGCTGAACACTCGTGACGAAAACACCATGAAGGTTACGCCAAAGGTAACCCGCACCATTCCCGAACTGGACCGCGCTGATACCATCATGTTCTCTACCGCTGATGGTGATCTTCTGCGTGATGACCCAGCTCAGACACAGCTCGATTTAAAGGTTATTGAGCAACCAGCTCAACCAGCACCAATTAAGCTGGCCCAGTAACTCCCTCGACTTAAACACCAACCGTAAAAAGGAAATATTCAATGTCTCAAATTGAAGGCTCTGCTGTGCTCGAAATCCGTGATCTGGTTTCTGCAACACTGAAGACTGAAACGGATATCCCGTCTGTAGTTGTGCCAGATGGTTATCAGGTCCATTCACTTGAAACCATGCAGTTGGCACCATCGCGTATTCGCCAGGCTACAAACCTGATCTCACCAAGTTCGCTGATCGCTTATATTCAGCGATTCCGTGATTCCCGTTCTGTTGTTTTCGCGGATAAGACAAAAACCCGTATCGTCGCCGTGCTGGACTTCCATCAGGACGCCGAAAACCCGAACTGGGCGGCGCACAAAGCTGTTTATGACTGCCCGTTCTCCGATGAGTGGCGGTCATGGACTGCCAGCGATGGCAGCAAAATGGACCAGATCAACTTCGCCGAGTTTCTGGAAAACAACATTCAGAATGTTGCGCCGATTAGCGATTCATATGCTGGACCTTCAGGCACTGAACTACTGGAAATGGTCCTCGCTTTCCAGGAAACCCGTAAGTCTGAGTTTAAGTCTGTTAAACGTCTTTCTGATGGTACCTGTCAGTTCCAGTTCAGCGATGAAAAATCTGGTTCCGGTAATACCAAAATGCCGGAAAAAATCAGCCTGGCAATTTCACCATTCCACAACGGCTCCCCATACCAGGTAGATGCGCGTATTCGTTATCGTCTTCGCGATGGTCAGTTAGTTCTCTGGTACGAGCTGATCGATCCTAAGAAAGTCGTTGAGCACGCATTCCAGGAAATCGTAACCGATATGGAAAACCAGCTCGGTGAAGACCTGCCTATTTACGAAGGCTCTATCTAACCCACCACTTCGACATCGTGTGTTGTTTTATGTGCCCCAGTTTGGGGCACATAGCAAAGCACTCCCCACTATTTGAAGGAGAAACCATGCCAAGCTTAGGCCAGCTCTACAATGACAAAGATGCAGGATTAACTACCCGCAAAACGTACAACGTCCCTCTTGAAAAAATTTATGCCGAAGAAGGCTATAACGTTCGTGAGCTCAACCAGGCTCACGTCGAAGAATTTCGCGATGCCTTCATTGCCGGGGAATACATCCCCCCTCTTGCAGTGGAAGTTACTGAACGTGGTGTGAAAGTGATCGATGGTCACCACCGTTATCATGGTGCGCTCGCCGCTGTAGAAATGGGGCATGAGATAGTTCGTCTGGAGTGCAAAGATTTCACCGGCAGTGAGGCCGATAAAATCGCCTTCATGGTTACCAGTTCTCAAGGTTTAGCACTCACACCACTTGAACGTGGTGCCGCATATCATCGCTTGCAAAATCAGGGCTGGAGCTCTGCTGAAATTGCCGTAAAAGTAAAGCGTTCTGAATCTGACATCCTCCAGCATATCCAGCTCCACGAATGCACTCCTTACATAAAGAAACTGGTGCGCGATGGTTCAATGAATTACGCAATCGCAATCGGCATATCTCGCGAACATGGCGTATACGCAGATCGCGAAGCTTCACGGCTTATGAAGAAAGCTGAAGCGGCCGGAAAGAAAAAAATAACCAAAAGCATTGCCAACCCCCAATTCAACGCAGGGAAGGCCAGAAAATTTCTTGAGCTTATTTCTGCATGTGCAGTGGACTCTGGCGAGAGTCTTCTTATTGAAGTACCACCAGCAATGCAGGCTGAAATAACAACCATTCTTCGAGAGTTTCGTCACGAAGCTGATGAAACCAGCCATCAAGAAGGTCAGAACAATGAGTCAGTTAGCTAAATGTCCAGACTGTGGACAAGCCCCATCAGTAAGAGTTCGTAGTCGGGGGATGAACTGGGGTTCTGCTGAAATTCGCTGTGCTAATGCATGTCCTGGTCGCCGCGCGGGATTTTCATTTCCTCCAGGTGGTGAGGATGCAGCACGCCGGGAACTACACGAAAAATGGAAAGTCATCGCGGCTCAACGTACTGGGGAACCAAAATGAAACTCACGCTGAAAGAAATGAACGGCCTTCTTAACGGTAAATGCCTCCCATCTGATCTTCTTACCGGCGAAACACTTGCTGATTATCTGTTCCGTAAATTTGATGAAGCTCGGCAGCAACTTGAAGAGTCTCATCGTGCTCTGCGTGCAGAGACTACTGCTCACGAAAATACGCAGATGCAAATGGAGAAGATGGCCGCGGAGAATGCGGGGCTGAAGGCTGGAATTGGCTTTTTCAGCTATGACTCAAGCGGATACTATGAAGAACATGATACTGCCGAAAAAGCCGCTGCATTCGCGGAGGATTCAATTTCTGAATATCGCGACAATGCACCTGATGGATGGTCGGACGAAGTCGAGAGCGTAGTTTGGGGTGTGATAATGCAGCGCGCGACTATGACTGGACTTAGACCTGTTACCGAAGATGACAACGTCGCACCCGGAATTGAAGAATGGTGTGATTACACACTTCTTCCTGGTATAGAAACCCCGGCCACCGACGCTTTTATGGATGACGTGTGGGCCAGCGCCATTCCTGAAGGTTACGTGCTTGTTCCGCAGGAAATGCACCTGTCATCCGAAGCTATGGAGGGGATTTGCTACCACTGCGGAGACGGCGACCAGAAATTTGGCGAATTCACTGATGGTCTGTTGTTTGTTGGGGACGTCGATTACGGCGATGGGAAGAATGTGCATGGTCTGCACATCGCAACAGCCGATTATCCCGAGGAAGGATGCGCGACAATCTGCGAGTTCGCCGCCCAGCTTCGCAAAGGAGTGCAGTCATGAGCCCTAACGAAAAGCAAAAGCTTCTTCAACGTCAGTCTCTTTCTCTCGATGCAAAGATTGAAATGACAAAGCGCCGTATCCGTGACTTTTACGACCACTTTGATGGAGAGGTTTACCAGTCTTTCAGCGGCGGAAAGGACAGCACTGTCTTACGTCACATCATCATGTCTATGGGATTAAAGATGCCATTTGTCTTTAGTAACACAGGTCTTGAGATGCCGGAGATTGTTGACTTCGTAAGAGCGCAGGCCAGCAAGGATGATGGTGTCGTTCAGGTTAGACCAATGGTTCCGTTTAACCAGGTATGGCAGGAATACGGCTTGCCGATTGGCAGCAAGAAAGTTGCGAAGATGATTCGCGTCCTCCAGGAGGGAGATACGGGTCGGAACAGCAATATGCACACGCTTTATAACACCGGTGTTAACTCTAAAGGCCAGTTCGCTAAATCATGGAAGATACCCGAGAAGTGGCGAGTATTCGTCAACAATGAAGCCCCGCGCATCACTGACCTGTGCTGCGACTTTCTCAAAAAAGAACCCTTGGACACTTACGCGAAGGAAACCGGTCGACACGGCATCAGCGCAATTATGGCTGACGAAGGTGGGGCGCGTGAAATACGTACCCAATGCAACGTTTATGATGGCAAGCGTCCCAACTGTGCCCCAATGCTTTTCTGGCTTGAAAGTGATGTCTGGGAATACATAAACACCCGCGAAGTTGAAATCTGTGAAGTATATTACGACAGAGAGGTCAATGGCAGACACGTTCCGGCAGAGAAAAGAACCGGCTGCATGTTCTGCGGCTTTGGCGTCCATATGGAAAAAGGGATGAACCGCTTCCAGCGTATGGCCATTACTCACCCCCGGCAGCACTCCATAGTTATTGACCGCATGGGGATGGGTAAAGCTCTTGACCTGATAAACGTCAAATACATTCCGGATGATGAGGGCTAACCAATGAGCACTCTTACCAGAGAATTCACCAAAGAGCAGTTAATGGCACTAATTTCAGAGGCTGGGGAATGGGCTGAAATATACGAACATCCGATTCACGATAAGCCTCAAAGGGATTTCTTCGAAGACATGGCGCGTGTAATGACCGCTTACCTCGCGCTATTAATCTCCTCGCCTGCGCCGGTAGTGCCGGATGGTTACGTACTGGTTCCGATTGAGCCGACAGAAGATATGATCGTCGAAGGTTTCGAGTCCGAGCCAGATGAGAGCTTTAGCGATGAGAAGGAGTGGGAAGCATATGAAGCCATGAGTGGATGCCAGCAGGCAGCACACCGGACTAAGTTATGCTGGGCGGCGATGATTGCGGCAGTGCCGAAACAGGAGAATATTTAACGTGAACCATTTAATGATCGACCTCGAAACTATGGGGAATAAACCTAACGCCCCTATCGTCTCCATCGGTGCCGTGTTCTTTGATCCTTCAACTGGTGAACTTAGTGCGGATTTCTATCGCGTTGTGAGCCTTAAAAGCTCAGTAGATGGGGGCGCAATACCTGACCCCGACACTATTATGTGGTGGATGAAGCAAAGCGAACCTGCCCGAATGGCTATTTGTGATGAAGATGCGATAAGCATTTCTGCCGCACTGATTAAGCTGAATACTTTCATTCTCGATAACACTGATATTGATAATGTTCAGGTGTGGGGTAATGGCGCTACGTTTGACAATGTTATCCTCCGTGCCAGCTACGAGCGTGAACTTGTCCCCTGCTTGTGGAAGTTCTGGAATGACCGAGATGTTAGAACCATTGTTGAACTTGGTCGGTCATTAGGTTTCAATCCGCGCCGAGATATCCCGTTTGAAGGGGATATGCATAACGCGCTGGCAGATGCACGACATCAGGCTAAATATGTCTCTGCGATCTGGCAGAAATTAATTATGGCCCAACAAATTAATTGAGGAGGTGTTTATGACTACTAGCGATTTTATGGAAGAGCAGGAAGTATTCGACCTGCTCAAAAAGAAAAAAACGGCTGTCTGGCGCTTACGTAAAGAACGTGGTTTTCCTGAACCTGTACTCACATATCCGTCACGCTATCTCCGTAAAGCAGTAATGAAATGGATAGAAGAAGGTGGCGTCAACCGATCTGTTTAACATGCCAGAATATCTTATCGGCATAAAGTTCATACGCGTCTTTCTGCTCCACCAGCCAATCGTGTTTGTTGTACACAGCCATCACTCCTCCAAGCTCATGCCCCAGCATCTTTTCGGTGACGTGGGGCATGACTCCTTCCCCAGATAGATTCGTTACCAGTGAGCGCCTAAAGTCATGCGTTCGCCACTCCGGTATATCAATTACATCCCTGAGTTTTTTCATATAGAGATTTGCTGAAGAACGGTCAATTGCCTTGCCCAGCTCCTGACCAGGAAAGAGAACGGTATTCCCGGCATTCAGTAATCTTTCAATATATGGTTTTACCTGGTCGAATATCGGCCTGCGGATAACGTTACCCATCTTTGAATGTTCTGATGGCGTAGTCCAAATAAGGTCATCCATGTTGAACTCGCTATCTGTAGCCAGGCGAAGCTCTGAAAGCCTGGCTCCCCAGAGCAGCAGTAGTTGGTGTAGAACCTTGTTAGAAGTGACGATCTTACTGTTTTCCAGAGCCAACCATATTTTTGCAAGTTCGGTATAGGTAAGAACCCTACTCCCGACATCTGGTTTCTTTCCAATGGTTTTAACGCTGAGCTTCAGGACTTCGCATGAAGGGATCAGCTGTCTGCTGATACACCAATTCATCACTGAACGGAGCTGGAGCAATAACACCCTGGCCTTTTTCCCGTTTTTCTTTTCTTGTTTATCGAAGAACCGCACCCATGCAGAAACGGGTATGTTAACTACCGGCGCGTCTGGAAATTCTGTGTACATGGTGTTGTACACAACTGACTTGTACAGCGTCTGAGTGTTGGGTTTCAGGGTTTCAACATACTTACTCCACCACTGATCCAGACATTCTTTAAGAGTCAGCTCTCCATCTTCTTTGGCAAAATAATTTTTAGGGTTCAGTCCCTTGAGGTACAATTCGCGCATCTCACCGACGACAACACGCGCATCTTTCAGGGTAGTAGCAGGATAACGGCCAATAGAGAGGCGGACGGGCTTACCGTTCCAGCGATAACGGTATTGAAACGTAATCGTTCCAGTTGGGGTGATACGTACACTCAGGCCATCACCATCTGTGACTTCTGGCGCACCAGTGTATGGTTTGTCATTGATGCTACGGAGTTTGGTATCACTGAGGGCCACGGCTCTGTATCCTGTACACACTGATTTTCTGCATTCTGTACTCAATCTGTACGCAATGGCAAGTGAACGAAGTGATTTTCTTTGCGGATGGATATGAACGGACAGGAAATAAAAGAGATGAAAAGCTTGATGGTGTGAGGACTCTTGAGATAACATGCGACACAAGGTGAACACTTAAAAATCAGTTAGTTCTACGTCCCCTTAGTTAAATGGATATAACGAGCCCCTCCTAAGGGCTAGTTGCAGGTTCGATTCCTGCAGGGGACAATACCCTTTCATTTCATCACGTTTCAACACACTTCACCTCCTCCCTTAAAACCAGCAAAATCAGGGCTTGACGCCTTGAACATGGTTTCAGTTCATTTCATGACATTACATGATTCTGATGGTATCGTTGATGGTACTCACGGTTCGATAAGCCGATACCATCAACTGACAACAAAGATTACCCTCCATGGCACTAAATGAGCTATCACCTAAGAAAGTTGAAAACGCTAAACCCAAAGAAACAGACTACAAACTGACGGATGGGGGCAGCCTGTATCTTTTAGTTAAAAAGAACGGGACCAAGGCATGGCGAATGAACTACAGATTTAACGGCAAACAAGCTACGCTGGCTTTGGGTGTTTTCCCAGACGTTTCGCTGGCACTTGCCCGTAAGCGCAGAGATGAAGCAAGGCAACTTTTAGCCGACGGTGTTGATCCCAGAGTATCTAAAAGAGCAGCGCCAACAGAACCCTCCTCGGCAACATTCCAGACAATCGCTTTAGAGTGGCATAAAGGCTCTATAGGTCATCCCTCATGGAAAGAGATTACCCGCATTAAAATTTTAAGAGAAATGGAAAATCATATTTTCCCATTTATCGGAAATAAACCTATCGATTCATTAAAAACAAGTGATCTGTTGCCATTATTGGTGAGGATGAGTGATCAGGGAATTGGAGCGACAACAGGAAGAGTGAAAACTACTCTTGCAAGTGTTTTCCGGTACGCTATTCAGCGTGGAATTGTTGAATACAACCCTACCCATGATCTAAGAGGAGCAATTGCCAGCCCCAAAATAAAGCATCGCCCTGCACTTCCGTTAGAACGATTACCAGAATTAATATCAAAAATTGATAGTTATACAGGGAGACCGTTAACTAAGTTGGCGGTATTATTTTCCCTTCATACTTTTGTTCGCTCTAGTGAACTGAGACACGCAAGATGGGAGGAAATTAATTTTGAAACTGCAATGTGGACTATTCCTGCTCAAAGAAAAAGAATTGAGGGGGTAAAATATTCAGAACGCGGGGCAAAAATGGGTAGTATTCATTATGTTCCATTATCTAATGAAGCTATTGATGTTCTCGAAGCCATTAAAAAAATAAGTGGTGAGTATGAGCTTATTTTCCCCGGAGATAGTAACCCTTACAAACCGATGAGTGAGAACACAGTTAATAAGTCATTAAGGATTATGGGGTACGACACGCAGGCGGACATTTGCCTTCATGGATTTAGAGCAATGGCGTGCTCAGCCCTGACAGAATCAGGGTTATGGTCTAGGGATGCAGTGGAACGGCAAATGAGCCATCAAGAACGAAATGAAGTGCGAGCGGCTTATGTTCACCTGGCACAACACATGCAAGAACGCCGGAGAATGATGCAATGGTGGTCACATTATATAATCAGCAATTGTGAAAGTTATATTGCGCCCTATGAAATTAGTGAAAAACCATTGGCAATGCTTAAGGTGGTAAAATAATGAGCAAACATAACGAAAAAAACATTTGGAAACGTAACGGCTTAGCTCCATTAGAATATTGCTCTATATCAAGAGCGGCAAAAATACTTGATTGTGAAATTGATGATATATTCCACTGGTGTTATACAGGAAAAATTAACCTCTGCTTAAATTTTCAAAAAATATATTATTTCTACATTCCATTCTTAAAATCTGATGGTAATATTTTAGAGCAAGTTGAAACTCTCAATCTTGAAGCTCTGCCATCTGCTGATGGCATACCATACATTTTCTCAGATAAATTTAAGTCAGGTTATTTTTACATACCTGAAAAATTTCATTTGATCGAAACCGAAGAACATTATTTGGTACAAACATACCTTAATGGAATATGGCCTGTAGATGGAAATATTTTATCTGCAATAAATACGGGATTAATGGATTCAATTGAACTTTCTTTGTTTAGTGAAGAAAACCCCGAATTTAAATCAGAAGGGGAAAGGTTTCAACTCATTTCTCCAATTTTGATAAACAATCAATTTTCTGGAAAATTAAAGAACTGCGTAGAGGGTGATATTAAATACTTACAGTATCTTTGCGAGCATGCTCCTGACATAAACGACAAGCACTATCAGCTTCAAATTACTGGCTACTATATTGAATATATAAATAAACATGCTTTATCTGGCACACACATGCCTGTAATAAGCAAGGATAAAGATACAAGAACATTAACCTCATATCAAACAACTGAAACACCGAAAGTCAGGACTACAGCAAAGCAATCAACCTACATAGCATCCCTAATGAATGCTTTGGGAGTAACGGAAGAAATGATGAGATTTTCATCTATTACTCAAATAAAAGATCATCTGAGCAGAAAAGCAGGCCCTGAAATGGAACTACCTGAAATCACTGATGATACTTTAGATGACTGGCTTCAAAGGGCAGGTAAAAGGTAGATAATTTTTGATAATTCTGACGAGTTTTCAAAAACTCCGCGCATTGCTGCTCACCTAAAAGTAGCCTGCATCCGTTCGTTTCATTACGTTAAGTAGGATTGCAGGTGATTCATATGACTATCAAAAATTACCCCCTGTCAGGCAATGCCAGAGCTAAACATACTGCTGATTTTCTCAACATCAGCTCAGTAACTCTCTGGCGCTGGACCAAAAATAAACCCGGTTTTCCACAGGCGACTCGATTAACCGAGAGAGTAACAATTTACGATGCACAAGAAATTAGGCAGTGGGTTAAGGCTCAGTCAGCGGGAATAAAGGGAATATAATGAAAAATTTAACTAAGTTGGGGAGAAAAAAACCTCCCCAAATAATTAATCAATTTTTTGGCTCTAAGCCTCGACTTTGTAACTCTTTACGAAGAATTCGTTTTATCCAGGCAGCGAGCGATTCATCACCATCCTGCTGCTGTGCCTGTTCCATCAATTCACGCAGTTCAGGATCAAGTCGGAACTGGAATGGTGGATTACCACGTCTTTCGCTTTTGTGTGTTGACACGTCAATTACACCCGTTGTAATGTGTTTATGTGTAATTACACATTACACACAAGAAAACAAAATAGCAACGCCCCAGAGTGTTTGCAGCACTACCGAGGCGTCTGACCATTCCGCTGTATGAGGAAACGAAGATGGCTAAACAGAAGTGTACCTGGTTATTTGCGGCGATCAACCGCAGTCAACGCAATGCCCGTCCTGTGATGTTAAGGATCACCGCAGATAACGAGCGGTCAGCACGGCGCAGACTTGCCCCGGACTACGTGCTGAGCTTTGCCGGGCGCATTCCCTGCGGAGGTGAACATGCGTAATTATCCGCAGTCCGGCGAACGCTGGCAGCATGAACGTGGCTGGACAGTCACGATTATCCGATTAATTGAAGCCTCGCCCTCCGTGGCGCTGGTCAATCCTGAATTCAGCTGTGAAGTGCTGATACGTCATGACAGCGACAACCAGCTTTCTTCCTGCCCTCTGGCATGGTTTGAGCAGCGGTATACGCGCCTGTTTGATGCGCCGCTCTTTAAATCTTCGCCAGCTCCGGCAGGCGGTAGTGGCTCCGGTCCGCTGACGCTGCATCCGTCTGTGGTATTTACCCGCTGGCGGGAGCGCAGCATACGGCGTTCTGCTGAACCTGACGACAGCCACTATTCAAAGTTTCTCTGACAAATAACCGCTGAAAACGGAGTAATCCACGATGAATATTTCAAACGGGCACAACGGTGCTCAGGGCCACACTTTGCCTGAAAAACACAATACCGGTGCTTTTGCCTATGGATTGTCAGAGGACGGTTTCGGAAAGCTGACCCGCGCAAGAAATGCCTGTGACCTGCTCCAGCTTCTCTTTTCTGAATACCCGTCTCAGGTCGGAGCGCTCGATACAGGCTGTGCGCCGGGTGTCGCCGCGCTGATGGAGTACCTGCGGTCAGATTTGACGGATATTGCGCACAACTGCTCCCTGATTGACGGAGGCGTCAAATGAATCAGCCTCAGGTTTCCATTTTCCCGGCAGAAATGACTACCGCGCTTTACCGGCGGGCTATTGCATCGGCATGGCGGCAGAAAACGCTGAACGAAACCGGCAGCGATCAGTATGGTCCGCACAGCCTGACGGTTGAGCGTATTGAAATGGCCATTGCCCTGCATATTGAGTGCGCACTGATTAACGAGTACGGCGAAGCACAGGGGGCCGCTGCCGCGCTGGCACTGCTGACTGACATGCTGGAGCCGTCACTGCTCACCGCGCCGCCGGTACTGACCGTGCGCGGCTGTGAAGTGATGGCGGAGCTGTACCGCACGCTTCCGGCGGCCTTTGATGACTTCTGCAGCACGGGTGTGGGTGTGGCGCTGTATCAGGGGGAAGTATGACAACACAGACGGTTACGCAGATTTCAGCCGCAGCACGAGGGAAATGGCCCGTTATTCTGCAGATGCTGCGTATTGATGTACCTGAAAACGGCAGGCACGGTCCCTGTCCGAAATGTGGGGGCAAAGACCGCTTCCGCCTCGATGACCTTGACGGGCGCGGGACGTGGATTTGCAGCCAGTGCGGCAACGGTGACGGTCTGGATCTGGTTAAGCTCATGACCGGTTACGGTGTCAGAAAGGCCGCTCAAGAGGTGGCGCAGGTGCTTAATGTGCCGGATGTGCAGGAACTGCCGGTTAAGCCCGCCAGGCAAAAAGCCCCTAAACGCGATATGAGCCTTACCGTGGCGGCGCTGATGAAAGAAAGCCACACGGGAGAAAGCCCCTATCTGACCGGGAAAGGGTTTGCCGGATACCCGGCTTCCCTGACCGGGAGCGTGCAGCATATCAGCGGTAAGGATTTTCCTGCCGGTTCCCTGCTGTTACCGCTCACAACCAATGCCGGAGCCGTGACCGGTGCGCAGCTTATCGCCCCGACGGGTGAAAAAAGCATACTGCCCGGCAGCACGATGAAAGGCGCGTTTGTGGCGCTCAGCCCGTTACCGCCTGAACCGCCGGTACAGGTGGTGATTACCGAAGGTTACGCCACGGCGCTGACGGTAAGCCAGCTCACCGCCGGATGCGTAGTGGCTGCCATATCTGCGGGCAACCTGCCCAACGTGGCGCAGTCGCTGCGGGCACGCTGGCCTGAGGTAAAAATTATCATCGCTGGTGATAACGATTTTCAGGACGGGGGCGAAAACCCCGGCAGATCCTTTGCTGAACGGGCGGCAAAAGCCGTTGGCGGCTGGATGACGCTGCCACCGGGAGAGATTAAGGCTGACTGGAATGATTTCCATCGGGAGCACGGTATTACCCGTGCCCGTGAAGCCTTTCGTAACGGTCTGGTGCTGTGTGGGGAAGGCCGCACGCAGCTGCCGCACGGATTCCGTCTTACCCAGGAATATCTGTGGTATGAAAAACAGGTACAGCGCAACGGTGAGACGGAGATCCAGAACGTCAAAATATGCAACCCGCTGCGCGTGACGGCAATCACCTGCGATGCCGATGGCGGTAACTTCGGGCGACTGCTGGAGTGGGAAGATACGTGGGGAGAGCGCCGCCGCTGGGCGATGCCAATGGAAATGCTGAGCGGCAGCGGTGAGGAGCTGCGCCGGGTACTGCTGGTTAACGGGCTTTCCTATATCAGCACCACCGGCGAGGCCCGCGCCCGCCTGATGGAATATATCTCGCTGTGTAAACCGGAACGCCGCGTGACCTGCGTCAGCCGCACCGGCTGGCATGGTCAGGTTTACGTCCTGCAGGATGAGGTCAGCGGTGAAGGTGCAGAGGGGGTCATTCTCCAGACCACTTCCGTGCAGGGGCGCGATTTCCGTGTGTCGGGCACAACGGAGGAATGGCGGGAGCACGTATCCCGCTACTGCACCGGCAATTCCCGCGTGGCGTTTGCCGTCAGTCTGGCCTTTGCTGCACCCCTGTTACGGCTGGTTGGTATGGACGGCGGCGGCTACCACCTCAAGGGGGAATCGACGGACGGTAAGACCACCACCATGAAAGCGGCAACCTCCGTCTGCGGCGGGCCTGACTACTGGCAGACGTGGCGGGCAACCGGCAACGCGCTGGAGGGATGCGCCAGCCGCCGCAACGATGCCGCCATGATGCTCGACGAGATCCGGGAGGTGGACGGACGCGAAGCGGGCAATATCGCCTACATGCTGGCAAACGGTCAGGGCAAGGGCCGTGCCGGTACGGACGGTGAGCTGCGCACCCGGAAGCAGTGGCGGCTGCTGTTCTTTTCAACCGGCGAGCTGTCCCTGACCGAACATGCGGCAAAAGCCGGTGAACGTACCTTTGCCGGGATGGAAGTCAGGATGATCCAGATCCCCAGCGATTCCGGGAAGTTTGGCGTATTTGAGGAGCTGCACGGCTTCGACAGCGGCAAGGCACTGGCGGAGCATCTGGAGTGGGCCACATCCAGCTACTACGGTTCACCGTTCCGGGAGTGGCTGAAAGCCCTGACCGCTGATCTTAACGGGCTGACGGCACAGGCAAAGGCGATGATGAAAGAGTACACCGCAGCCCTGACCCCGAAAGATGCGGGCAATCAGGTGGGCCGGGCCGTCAACCGCTTTGCACTGGTGGCGATGGCGGGCGAGCTGGCGACCCGCCTCGGCATCACCGGCTGGCCTGAGGGGGAAGCGCTACGGGCAACCCGAGTCTGCCTGAACGCATGGCTGAAAGATCGCGGACACACCGCCAATCAGGAAGATATTGCCGCGCTGGAGCAGATACGCAGTTTCTTTACCGCGAATCAGTACAGCCGCTTTGCTGACTGGCACGACGAGCGAAACCGCCCCGGCAATATGGTGGGCTGGCGCAGGGTGGAAAAAGGCAATACCGCGCAGGGCACGGAAGCCGTCACCACATTCTACGTCATGCCGTCCGGCTGGAAAGAAATCTGCCGGGGATTTGACCCGCGCAAGGTGGCGCGTCTGTGCGCGGATCGTGGATATCTGCTGCCTTCTGCCGACGGAAAGCTCCAGACAACCATTCGCCCGCCAGAGATGAATCCCCGCAGGCTCTATGTCTTCAACAGCGAGGTTCCGGGTTAAGGCTTTGCGTGAGTCTTATTTATTAAGGGTAACAGGTGAAACAGGTGGAACAACCGTATTTTACAAGGGCTGAACCTGTTCCACCTTCTGAAATAGTGAGGTGGAACAGGTGGAACGCCAGCCGATCCGCTGTTCCACCTTGTTACCCGCGATGTTCCACCTGTGCTGTGTATATAAATACTTTACAAAACAATGCTGTAACACATGTTTCACCTGTTCCACCGCATCAGGGACATAAAGCAGACTGAAACAGAGGCGTTTTTATCTGGCTGGCTGTTATAGCCGCGTTTGAATAACCGCAAGCGCCCGTTGTGCCAGCCACCACACACTGAGCACCGATAGTGCGCTTGTGTCAGCCACGACACAATTGACGTAACGAACCAACCCGACAGGAGAAGTCATGAACAACACCGCAGAGAATAACAACTTTTCCACTTTTCCGGCTGTCACGCAGCGGGCACTTGAAACCCTGAATACAGCCAGAAACGCATGGCTTGAAGCACGTCGTCAGCAGAAAGCGGCAGCGGATAATATTGCGACAATCCGCCAGCGCCGCGCTGAAATGGAAGCCACAACGAACGCGCTGGATGAGGAGTGGCGCACGCTGTTTCGTGAAAGTCAGGGCGTAGTCTCAAAGGAAATGAAAAAACTGCGCACGGAAATTGCGCTGGGGCGAGAAACGCTTGAGGATTTTGATGAGCTGCTGGCAGCTCAGGAATGCGAAAATGCACTTTTGCCGCAGGAGACAGCGGAATTAGCCGGAAAGTATATCCACGCGCACGACACCCTTGTGGGGATTCGCGCAAAACAAATCTGGGAAGATTTTATGCAGTCGCATGGTAAGGCGCTAATCCAGACACTGAGCCTGCTCAAATCCACTATGGGTCGGGAAGCCAGTGCCGTTGTGGGTGTGGTGAATTCAGTTAATGACCCGAACACAGTACTGAAAGACTTTATTCACAAACATATTACCAAACCGGCTCTTACTAACGATGCGATGCCGGAACAGGATCCGGTGTTTAAACTGGCGGGCGTTGCGCCGGATTATGCGGCTCGTGTCGATTTAAGCAAAAGCCCGTCACCGGCGGCCCTTCACAAAATGAAGATCCGTCAGGAACGTGAAGAGCTGCAGAAACGTAACCGTGATATGGAGGGTATCTGATGGCGCTGAAATGCCCGGAATGCGGCACGGTTGCACATGCCAGAACCACTGCCTATGAAGCACCGTCGGTTAAACGCTCATGGTATCAGTGCCAGAATCTGGAATGTTCCTGCACGTTTACCGCACTGGAAAGTGTGGATACGATAATTATGAAGCCCCGGCGCAATGAACAGGAATCAGATAAACCGGAACAGTCTGAAAAGCAAAAGAAAACGCTTAATCGCTATGGCTCCGCGTCAAAGCTGTCAAGCCGTCAGCAAATCCCTGTCTGA